AATAAAATTCTACACCCTTGAACTTACCATCTACCATCAAGAACCTATACAAAGGACTTGAATTAAAATTAACTGCTGTCTTATCTATCTCCATCATAATCTCCCATAATATAATCTGATAATATATACTTATTTGCTAAAATACTCTGAGTCTGTCCTAATGAAATAATACCAATCAAACCATCCACCATCATCAAGAAACAATATATCAAATATTTTAATCTACCGTACTTTAAATTTTGATGAATTGTTTTTGAAAATACTGGTTCTTTATCTTCTTCTTCTGGAATCTTCATATCTTCTAAAGATTTTAGAAGAGCTGCTCTATCAGCATCACGTTCTGGATAAGTTACTTTACCTGTACCAAAATCAATATCCATTTAATACGTCCAGTATAAGTTTTCGTTTTTCCTTAATATTTACTTCTAAAAATGGTTTGTAATTATAACACAATCTTTTCTGATCTCTCCATATAGGATCAATCAACTTTTTATCTATTATCTTTGTAAAACCTAAACATATATCTAAAACTGTAAAAGTTTCTAATGAAATATCCCCACCCAATAAAAGTTTTAGTATTGGAGGATGGTTGATTCCACTACACTCAAACAACTCATTAAACTTCATATCATATTCTTTCATATAATCAACAACCACTCTCATATTTCTTTCAAGATGAAGTGTAAAGCTATCCATTTTATTCTTATATTCAACAAAATAATCATCTAAGAACTCCGTAGGATAATTTTTACCAATGGTCAATTGAGACAGATAATAATATATTAAATCTAATTCATGATCATATTTCTTTCCTAAAGATGTAAAGAAACCACGTTGCCAAGAAAACCCAGTTTGATGTTCAAACTTTGCAAAATACTTTTCCATTGAAGAAATATTTCCCCAAGATGCATTACCAAAGTATTTGAAATAATCATATGTCGAGGTAAAGTGTAAATACATTCCATGATATGTTTTCCATGCCTTGAAAGTCTTATTTGTTTCTACTGTCCTTTGTGTTGGAAATGTAATCATCCTGCTACCCCATAACAAAACTCCTTATTAGCTGCAACTTCAAGTTGAGCCATAACATCCTCAGTAAAATACTTTTCTGGATCATTCACAATAGTTTTCTCAAATGCCTTACCAACTGGTGTTTCAAATCTGGTTGACACTTTCTTAAATATATCATACTTCTCAGCAAGCGCAACCAAACCATAATACTTATTCAATCCCGTACTATAGTTCAACATCGTTTCAGTAACAGATTCCTCTTTGGTCATTCTACCCTTAACGAGTTTCATCTTGATAATATTTCCTAATACATCTGTACCATCTTTTACTTTTCTTTTACCAAGTGTTACAATAACTGAAGCTGCATACTTGATTCCACCACCACCAGAAATTTCTTTCGTTGGAAACAAACTTCCAATCTTATCATAGGTGTGGTTTGTAATAATCAGAGGAATATTTGCCTTTGCAAGTTTCAATGCAAGAGTTCTAAATGCTGATCTAATTGCTGGAGCTCTTGTCATATCTCTTTTATCAGAACCACTTGATGAATCTTCCATTTCTTTTCGTGTAGATAGATTACCAAGTGAATCCAGAAAAATCATAATTTGATATTCTTTATCCATATTCTCAATTATCTTAATTGCTTGTGTTTTAAATTCTTCTACTGTTGCAACTGGAAACACAATAAATCTATCAGGATCTAATCCTCTATCTTTTATTATGTCGGAAGTCAATGCACCTTCACTTTCAAAATAGATAATGATATTATTATTATCCTTATCTAAATAACTCTTAGCTATACTTAATGCAAAAAATGTTTTACCAACTGCCTCAGAACCTGCTAAACACGTTATCTTGTTTGATGGAACACCTCCATACAAAGAACCAGACAACAATGCGTTTAGACTATAAGATCCAGTATCGACAAAAGTACTACAATCACCAACAATACCAGCGGATACAACGCTTGCAAAATCATTTTCAGTCACCTTTATTAAATGTTTAATAATATCCTTCGTTGCCATAATAAAACTCCTTTAATTTAAAAAAAAGATTCTAAACTACCACGTTTTTCAGTTTGCCAACCAAGAACATTTAAAATATTTTTGATTGGTTGCAAAAATGCTTTATCAAATTGTAACTCATAATCAATATACTTTTCTAATTCAAAATCTTTTGGTAGGTGAGTAGCAACAGAAATCACATTCTCGTGTAATGGATTTGGTTCTTTAAGATATGCGAATTTAACTTTCTCACCTTCACGAATATACTGATATTTCTTAGTAAGCTTATGTTTTCTTAACATATGATTATATAATAAAACACCTCTCACGTGAATTGGTGTGCCTTTATTATATATACTTTTTGTGGACGTATACTTTGCAATACCATTAACTGATCTAGGAAATGCTATTTTATCAAAAGATAAATTATTAAATTCTTCACGATAATCTAAAATACATTTCATTACAGTTTCTTCATCAGTATTGATGATAGTCTTAATTAATGCTTGAATTTTATTACGACACCATTCTGGCGTTGAACTCCTAACACTTTCGATACCCATTATTTTTAACTTGGGTTCTTTGTATTTTACCCCTTCAGAATCATAAACATTAAGTATGTATCTTTTCTTTGCAGTCCAGATACCTTTATCAGCAATTACTTCTCTCCCCATCTGCATCTTTTGTGCATATGAATTTACATACGAATGAAGATCTTCATAACTACTATTAATAAATGGCTCAATTTTATCTTTACTAATCCTGTCCAAGAAGGTAATAATTTTTGGAGTACTATCTGTCTGTTTTGTGTCCTTGAAAACTTGACAAACCAAGTTGTTAAATGTAACATATATACTATCCGTATCCGAAGCAATGACATAATCAACATCCTTTGTATGAAGTAGATTATTGATATATATATTTATACTTCGATCAATCCAGCGTATTGCAAGTTGCCCTGCTGTAGTAATACCCTCTGCCATTTCTGTTGAATAATAACGAAAATGTTGATTAGCTAATGCACCATAAGCACTATTCAACAAAATCTTTTTAGACATTTGAATATTATTACATCTGGATATGTTATTAATTACTGCTTGTTTATTCTTATAATTTCCATCTTCTAATTTCTGTTGCTCCTCCAACATCTTTTTCTTAAACTCTACACGTTCATTATACATATCTTCCATCAACTGTGGAAGAAATCCTCTTTGATTTAAAGTAAAGTGTTGACCATTTGGAGTGAGTGTTAATTGTTTATCTTTTAGATAACCTGTATCTAATTTTTGTTCCAATAATCCTACTACTCCTGTAGTTTGAGAATCTACACATACATCCCCATTATATAAAGTTTCAGGACTAATATTATATTGCTGAATCAAATGTGGATAAAGAGAATTGAGATCAAAACTAACTACCCAATTATGTAATCCAGCTTGTGGTTCTTTAACGTATGCACCAATGATCTCACCTTTATTATTATTATTAAGAGAATCATAACCTGGAGCTTGTGGAATAACAATATTTTTTTTCTTTAAGAAATTATAGATAATTGCATCCCAAGTTCTCACAGGAGAGAATACATCCTCAAAATTAATCTTAGATTCATATGCCAGAGTAATAACCAACTCTAACAATTTCATCTTCTCCTCAAGCTTCTCTACAATCTCAACATCACGAATATTATACTCAATGAATTTCTGATAATTTGTTTTATACAAATCATATCCTTGAACATCCCCTACTTCTATTTTCTTCAAACCAAGTTCAACTGATCCTATATAATCCAGACGATATGATTCTCTAACCTTATATGTAAACTTCTTATACAAATCAATATAATCTAATGTTGAAATACCAAATATTGTATAGTACTGATTCTCCCTACCAGCTATAAATACATTACGTTGATTTATAAAACCAACAGGAGATAGTCGTGATGGTTTTTTGTCCAATCGTTCAATACGATTAACTAGATATGGAATATCAAAAAACTTACAATTCCAACCTGTAATAATATGTGGATAGTTTTGTTCCCACCATTGAAGAAATCTTTCTAACAAATCATCCTCATCATCACATTCATAATATAAAATAGTTTTTGTTTCATCATGTGGAACATAACCACCTGTTCCCCAAACATGATAAACATTTGCTGTACTATCATGTACCGTGATTGCTGTAACATCAGATGCAGCTGTTTCTGGATGAGGAAATCCATCTTCAGACGATACTTCAATATCTATTGTATATATTCTAATCTTTTTAATATCCCATTGAAACTTGTTTGGATACTTTTCAGAAATATATTGAACAGCATAATTAGTATTTCCATATACAGGAAAATCATCAACTCCTTTATATTGTTTTATGTAATCTTTACACGATGCAATATCATCAAACTTCATATCAGCAACGTGCTGACCTGTTAAAGTTTTATAACGACATTTGGTGGGTGGAGCTGGAATATACATAGTGGGTTGAAAACTTTCTGAATATGAATGCTCTTCATTACCAGAAAAATCTCGTATATATATTTTATTGCGTAGCAGACCAATGTAAGTATAAAAATTCATTATATATATTATCTCAAAAAAGGGTGTAAAAAACAAGGAAAAACTTATCCAATAATACCTTCATCTCCGGGTATTATAATTCCAGAACCAAAAACCCTATTATATTCATTTTGTAATTTTATATCAGGTGTTACTATGGTCATAATATGTTGATCTTTTAAAAAGATTTCTTCGTCTTCACCTAATGTAATCCATGGCTGAAAACCAATCTTATCTTTTGACACAGGAACCATTACCACAGGATTGTGTATTGAACACTTTTCTGGATTCCATTTACCAATTAATTCTTCTGACGTAACCAATCTTAATACTTTAATACTCATATCTTCTCCTATATTCAAGCTGGCAAGAGGATTTGAACCCCCGACCTATTCATTACAAGTGAATTGCTCTACCAACTGAGCTATGCCAGCATCAACTAAATATGTTTTCATCAATCTCTGTTGCATTACGTCCTTCATGTTCACCAACAGATTTAATTCCAACACTACCAATACTATATTTTGCTTGTAAATCCCATTCATCTTTCTCTGCAAAAGGAAGAATCTTTAACTGTCTAATTGGAACAGTTGGTTGTGCCTTGTCTGGAACAACAAGTTTTACAAGTTCCCATTCATGCAAAAGGTTTGCAATTGTATTTCTTCGTTCAACATCATTCTCGGAAATGTTTGTTGGCTTACCATCAAGCGCAAACAGTTCTTTAAAATGAACTATATAATATTTTCCTTGTTTGTGTAAAATATGACATGATTGGAATAACTTCTTTTCTTTTCTTGATGCTATTCCAATTCGTGTGAGGGTTTCCTTGACTTTAAGAAAATCATCATCTTCTTTTAACATAACTTCAACCATATCATTTATTGTCCATCTTGCAACATTTTCCATTGTAATATCTCCTTTCAATTCAATAATAAACTCATTATATAATATTTATACTATGGAGATTTTCCACCTTTATGAAGCTTCTCCTTCATATGCTGTATATCACTTTCAGACAATAAATATAAACATTCTAATGCTTTTTTACTACTATACTTGAAATATTCTTTTATAATACCCAAATCTTCCAACTTTTTTGCTTTGATCCAACCCTTAAAGGGTCTTTTCTTTTTTTCAATGGTTTGATGTAAAAAATCATAATGCATCTTTTTCTCAAGCATTGGATATCTATTCATCATATTTGCATAATGAATCAAATCTGGTTGATAAGATAAGGATCTATTTGTAAAAAATGGTTTATAATCTTTTCGTTCCCTAATATAATCACCATTATATTCTTTCTTTTTCATTAAATCATTAGCATATTCAAACGGATTACTCATTAATCCTCCTCATCAGGTGGTGCATCTGCACGAAAATCTTTAAAGTGTGCTGTCAGCGATTCATCATTAGGATCCCATTTCATATCTTTTAACTTTAGAAGTGGATTTCTTTTCTTCTTCTTCGGTTTTTTCTTGGTTTCCATATCATCAAATGGTCTTTGTTCTGGTGAAAACATATCTCTTTCAATAGGATTTTGTTCCATAAAATCATCAAGTGTACGTCTTCCCTTTTCTATTTCTTCTCGCCACTTATTCATCCACTCATCCTTATCAAGACCATGTTTGCCTTTTCTGATACCTTGTATTCGTGTTTTTTCATCAGTAGGCAATTTATTCCATTGTTTATGTAAAACATGATTTAAGTTTTGAAAAATATCATTATACAAACTTTCATTTTCCAAAGCTGCAGCAAAAGCTAACACAAGTGTAAAAGTTCGATTTAAATCTTCAAGATCACCTACATAGTTTTCATCTTTGTCTTGAAGCTCACGACTCACCAATTCAATACTACCATTAGTTCTAACAATCAAAGCACTATCGTCTGCGTCTAATTTAAGAATTAGTTTGTTTTCATCATCAGAATCTTCTTTTTCTTTTTTTTCTTCGTTTGCCATGGTTACACCTCCACTAGTATTTATACATCAAATGCATTAGCTGTTTTACTTGGTTCTTTCCTATCCAAGTGTTTGAAGTCCTCATACAACGTATCATAATTCATAGGGTTCTTTGGATTTTCAAGTACATTTTTTATCTGTCCCAGTTTATGAAAAACCTTCTTGCCGAATATTTCAATCAACAAACTATCCAACGGACCTCCTAAAGTATTTTGA